ATTGTATGTACTCAGCCATTAGGTTATAACTTCTTAGGTGGTAAGTTAATCGCTATGATGACAACTACACCTGAGGTTAGAGCATATTGGAAAGAGAAGTATAAGAACGTATTAATTGCAGTAGGTACAACATCTTTGTATGGTATTCACTCTCAATATAATGGTATCCCGTTGTTTAAAACATTAGGCGAATCTGCTGGTAAAATTAGTATGAAGCCTGATGATAAATTCTATGACCCGTGGCATCAATGGATTAAAGAAAATCATTCAGAATGGTATGATGAAAACATTACTAGAGAAAGAGCTCGTAATGGTGCTAGTATGGGATATGAAGCTAACGGACCTGTTAGTGGTATTAAACAAAAGATATTAGGAAAGATTTTCAAAGAATGTAGTATTAAAGCAAACGAATATCATCATGGGTTTAAGAGAGGTGTGTATATGGCTATGATGTATGAAAACGGATGTGAATTCCTTCGTAATGAAATCACCGAAGATAAATTAATCCTTAAGGATAAGTTTAAGCAAGGTAATGAGTACATTCAAAAGTGGTGGAAGAAACACGCAATCAGTAGATATACAAAACTACATGATGAAGGAAGAATTAAACCCGAACACTTATTCTACATAGATGCTATTGGAATTAGTTGGGAAGAAATGAAGGCAAAATATCTATCAGAAGTAGGAAGATAAAAAATAAAATAATATGGCAAAGGCTAAAAAAACAAAAAACGAAGAAGTGATTGAATTTAAATCACCGGAGATTACCGTAACACAAAAAAAGTACGAAGAATGTGAGTGGTGTTTTCAATTTGATGAAGATGAACCACAAATATTTGCTTGGACGGATAATGAATCAGATAAAAACGAAGACCCTAAAGTAATTTTTACAATTACGAATATTGAGAATTCATATATAACTTTTCAAAATGGAAAGACTGGTAAAGTATTTAAACTATTTGCTAGAGAACTTACCAACGAAGGTATAGAGTTGAGAAATAAACAAAAAGAAGCTTTTAAAAATATTGAAAATGCAAGTGAAAATAAAGAGGCTGAAGCCTAATGCAGTAATTCCAACATACTCTAAAGAGGGTGATGCTGGTATGGATTTAGTAGCAACATCAATTATATCAGAAACAACTACTGATATAACCTATGGTACAGGATTAGCTATGGAAATTAGAGATGGGTTTGTAGGATTGGTATTCCCTCGCTCATCAATAAGAAAATATGATTTGGCATTAACAAATTCTGTAGGCGTAATTGATAGTGGATATAGAGGAGAAATTCAAGCCACATTCAAAAAAACTAATTGGTTGAAAGGTAATGAATCTGAAAAATATCAAATAGGTGATAGAATTGCACAAATTATGATTATACCACATCCACAAATTGAGTTTGATGAAGTAGATGAGTTATCAGATACTCAAAGAGGTGAAGGTGGATTTGGTTCAACTGGAAAATAAAAAAATAAAATATGTTTGAATATAAACAAGAAGAAAATAATCACTCACTTTGGGTGGAACGTTATAGACCTAATAAGCTTGAAGATTATGTAGGTAATGAACATCTAAAATCAAAAGTAGAAGGTTATTTAGAAAGTGGAGATGTACCACATTTATTATTATACGGAAAAGCTGGTACAGGTAAAACTACATTAGCAAAGTTAATTGTAAATTCCGTAGAATGCGATTATATGATTATTAATGCATCGGATGAAAACAATGCAGATACCGTTCGTAACAAAGTAAAGAACTTTGCATCATCAATGGGTTTCAAACCATTCAAAATTATTATAATGGATGAGTTTGATTATATGACTCCAAATGCACAAGCAATTTTGCGTAACTTAATGGAAACATTTAGTAAGCATTGCCGTTTTATTTTGACTTGTAACTATGTTGAGAAAGTAATCGACCCAATTCAAAGTAGATGCCAATCATTTCAGATTGTTCCACCAACTAAAAAGGATGTAGCAATTCAAATGAGTAAGATTTTGAAATCTGAAAATATAGAATTTGATGTTAAAGATTTAGTTCCAATCATAGATGCTAGTTATCCTGATATTCGTAAGGTTATCAATACTTGTCAATTGAATTCTAATAAAGGTAAACTTAAAGTAGATGTTCAAAACCTATTGGAAAACGATTATAAACTTAAAGTAATTGATATCTTAAAATCTAACGATGATAAGAGAAACAAATATATGAAGTTGAGACAAGCTATTATTGATTCTAAAGCAAATGATTTTTCTGACCTATATACAATTCTATATGATAAAGTAGATGAATATGCTGGTGATAATACATCTGGAGTAATCCTATTGTTGGGTGATGGGGTTGCTAAATCAGCAATAGCAATTGATAAAGAAATTATAGCAGCATCAACCCTTATTCAAATTTTAAATACAATATAATATGGCTAACATTTTAGGAGCAGGTGGGCAACCAATAGAAGAAAAAGCAATTTCATTAGAAAAAACGGAAGCAATCGGATGTAAGAAATGTGGTGGTGAAATTTTCGTACAAGGTTTTGGATTTCGTAAGATTTCAAAGTTATTAACTGGTAAACCAAAAGATGAAGTATTGCCGGTAGAATTATTCCTTTGTGGGGATTGTGGTGAAGTACTTAATGAATTATTACCTCCGGGTTTAAAAGTAGAAGAAGAAGCATAATATGGCTAAAACATTATTTGACCACATCAACGCAATAACACAAGAGAAAGACCCTAAGTATTGGGATAAGCTTGAAGATGCCGATAAAAAGACATGGAGTAACTATATGATACTCCGTTTTCTTTCTATGAAGCCGGAGTGGATAGAATTGGTTGCAGATATACAACCCTATATACAGGAAGCACCACCAAAAGCTATGTACCTTGCGTTAATTGGATTGATTCCAAAGACCAGAGCATTTTTAAAATATATGAAACCAGCATCAGCTGATAAGTATGAAAAGTGGGTAATCGAATTGGTGGCAAAAAAGTATGAAGTATCTTTAACTGAATCTGAAGATTATGTACATATATTGTATCAAACAACTTCGGGTAAAAATCATATTAAACAAATAGCTGAAGATTATGGTACTGACCCTAAACAAATTACTAAGTTAAAACTCAAAGTTTAATTTGGTAAACTCGGGTATTTTTCGTATCTTTATACAATAAAACAACATAATGGCTAAAGTATCATTTTCACAATATAGTATGTGGAGTTCTTGTCCACAACAATACAAATTAAATTACATAGATAAATTAGGTGAAAGTTCTGGTAACATTCACACAATCTTTGGTACAGGAATGCATGAAACAATTCAACACTACCTTTCGGTTATGTATGGTGTTTCTAAAAAGCAAGCAGATGAAATCAATTTAGATAAACTTCTTTTAGAAAAAATGAAAGATGCTTTTACTAAGGAGAAGGATTCTCTTAGTGAAGGAGTGCCTTGTACTCAAATAGAGTTAGAAGAATTCTATGGAGATGGGAGAAGAATATTAGCATGGTTGACTAAGAACATGCAAAAGTTTTATTCAAAATCCGGCTATGAATTAGTTGGTATTGAAATTCCGCTGAACGCTAAAATCAAAGAAGGTGTAAACTTCATTGGATTTATTGATATCGTATTAAGAGATATGGCTGAGAACTCAATCATCATTATTGACCTTAAAACATCAACAATGGGTTGGAATCAATATCAAAAGGCGGATAAGTTTAAGAATGCACAAATACTACTTTATAAGAAATACTATTCAGAATTATTTAATATTCCATTACAAAAGATTAAAGTAGAATATCAAATCATGCGTAGAAAACTTCCTGAAGATTCTGCGTTTCCAATTCCGTATGTATCTAAACACATTCCGGCAAATGGAGCACCTTCTGTTACAAAAGTATATGATGAATTTGTAGAATTTGTTAATACGGTATTTAATGATGATGGTACATTTAAAGATATTCCATTCCCAAAAGTACCTGGCACATCTAAAAAGAATTGTAAATGGTGTGAGTTTATGAGTAGGGGTATTTGTGATGGAAAGGCTTCCTAAAAAAACTTAATAAAAAATCATTGTTTTTTTATTTTTGTATATACTTATATATACAAATATATTAAATACACTATAATGATTCAAGAAAACACAAAACTTACAACTGTGAAAATACTGAAAGATGTGTATTCATCATTTAAAAAAGTTTCCTTTGATTCTGATGTAACATTACAAAAGCTGGTAAATAGAACAGTTGAAAGATATGTTAAAGATGAAAATTTTAGAAAAGAAATGAATGAGTACTTACAATTACAAATATCAGGTTCACAATTTTAATGCAAAAATAAGTTATGGCAAAAAAGAAAAAAATCCTATTACTATCAGATGATTTAAGAATGGCAAGTGGTATTGCCACAATGTCAAAAGAGTTGGTATTAGGTACTGTACACAAATATGATTGGTTTCAAGTAGGAGCCGCAATTAATCACCCTGAAGCTGGTAAGATTTTAGATTTAAGTGAAGATATCCAAAAAAACTATGGAGTAGAAGATGCTTCCCTAAAAATACTTCCTTGGAATGGTTATGGTAATGCAGATTTGATTAGACAACTAATCAATACCGAACAACCTGATGCTATCCTACACTTTACTGACCCTCGTTATTGGACATGGTTGTATGATATCGAACATGAAATCAGACAAAATGTTCCAATTCTATTCTACGCAATTTGGGATGATTTACCAGACCCATTATACAATCGTAACTACTATGAGAGTTGTGATTGGATTGGGTGTATCTCTCGTCAAACGTATGGTATCATTAAAAGATTATCAGCATT